AGTAGCACCTGTTAAAAGTGTTGAATATCTAATTTGATAATATGCAAGGTCAAGATCAGGTATTTGCTCCCAACCTAAGTGTGCCTCTTTACCAATTATATTTACAGAAAATTCTTCAACATCTGAAGGTGGTGCAACCTGACCTACAACTAAATAATTTGTTTCTGTTACATAGGTAGAAGATACTCCTAAACTATTAATAGCTTTAACCCTCACGTCATAAGTTTGTTGGTCAATTACGTTTAAAACTCTTTGATTTAATATAGAACCTTTTGCATGAACTTTATAATCTGTTTCACTAGATTTTTTATATTCTACTTGATACTCATAAACGAAATTATCAGTAGAGGGTGTTATAGCTATATTTAATGCAACGATAACTGTTCCATCATTATAGGCAATTAATTCGTCACTAATACTTATACTTGCTGGTGGTCTTACACTAAATGGATTAGGCAAATTAGTATCAGGCACAACAGCGACTTCTTGCTTTTCATCAAACACATACCAAGAATCTTGATGCTCTACTAAAGATAATTGAACAGTATAATCAAAGTTAATAGATAAACCAATTACTCTAAAAGGTTTGGCACTCATGCCTAATATATCATCTGTTAAATCTACAATGTCTCCTACTGATAAATTTATAGCTTCATAGGTTGCAGTACATTCAACAGTTAATTGATTTCTACTTCTGTTTAAAACTACTTTACAAAACTGTAATGCTTGATAAGGGTTTGTAATCATATTTAAGTCTAAATTTAATTCTTGTAAAAAACCACCATCTGCTGTTTTTAATGTTTGATGATCTGCATCTGTTTCAGGAAATACTAACGTATCTTTCTCATAGTTTTTTTCTGGCGATATATAGTCAATATTAATTCTGTTGTATTTAGAGTTCTTTTTCTCACTTAATAATTTAACACCACCAACAATATTATCTTTGCTTAATGATAAAACTGATGTGCCTGTAGTTTCTATTATTAATCTATATAAACCCTCTGAATAAGGTAGAAATCCTCTCATACCTCTTAGAATAAATTTAACATTATCTAATATTTTATTATCTGTATCTAAAACAACATTTAAGCTAAATTGAGGAATGTTACTTGCACCACTAAAAGGAGTTACTTCTTGATCTGCTACAACAGAAGCATCATAAAAACTTTGTCTATCAATATCTCCATAATTAATGCCTTTACCATATTTATCATTTGTTAAATAATCTAATAAACAAAATACAGGATTATTTGAGAATGTATTTTCAGTTATAGTTAAATTAGAATTAATTACAGGAACTTTTTTACCCTCTACTTCTGCTTGGATTTTTGGTATGCTAGAAAACTTGTCCTGATCCCACTCTAAACGTACAGCAAGATAACAAATGCCTTTTAATTTTCTGTTTGTACTACTATTCCAATTTGTATCTTCATTTAATAAAGTGGATTGTACTTGATCGTCTTTACCAAAGAATGGTTGTACTTTTATATTTGCTCCAAATCTCTCGTCATCAGATGTTGCAGTTACACCATGTTGAAAGTCTGCATCAAAGGTTACATCACTATCATCAACTTTAACTTTTAAAATATTGCTAATTTCTCCCTCACATAATACTAAACAAATATATAAATATTGATTTGTGTCTCCCTCAACTTCTATAAATGTTCTTGTTCCACCTAATAATCTTGTTCCATAAACTACAGGAACAGATGCGTTATTAGATTGTTTATTAACTAAGATACCTTTTTCAAATTCATTTTGACCAATATCAGGAACATCAGGAATAGGAATTATCCAACTAATAACATCAGTAATGATACTTGTTATAGCTTTAAAAATACTACTAAAAAATCCCATTATTCTCTACCCCACTTTAAATCTCTTATAGTTTGTGAACTAAACTCAAAGCTATCAGTATCGTTTTCAAAAAATCTACCATGACTACCCTCATTTGTTTTACGACCTGTAACTCTACTAAAATCTCCAAAATGAGAAGTACAATTTATATTTATAATTCCACTATCAGTATCTATGCTAAAATTATCTATAAATCCTTTTGCATAATTAAATACATCTATTAATTGTTCGCTATCATTTATAAATCCAACATCTACTGCTACTTCATCATTAGAAACATTGTTATTAAGTAGTATTGATGTAAATGTACTTTCTACTGCTGATAATTCTATGTTAAAAGAATTTACATTTAGTGTAGAACTTTCTGACTTTGCAGATATTCTTAATAAATGAGAACTTGCAAGATAATTTATTCCACTATCCCAATTACCAGCCCTATCGTCCCATAAGCCTAAAGCATCGTCCCATATTTCAGATACTTCAATATCTTTATAATGATTTGTAAATCTTTGTGTAGTTGGAAATTTAATTTGAACTAATGCAATAGGTTTAATTGATTGCTTTGCAATTTCTGTTTGGAGTATTGTAGATAAACCTCTGGGCATTATAAAGCCTCTATAAAATCTACTTCAAATCTATAAATATCATTTTGACTTGTTGAAAATTCTTGAACATCATTTGCAAGTCTAACAGTAAATGGAACATTATCGTATAATATAGTTTCATCAGAAGCTACACTTGATCTTAAAGGTGGTTCTATAGTCAATGTTGCTTCATTACTTCCATCTGCTGTTGCATCAGATACAACCATATAAACTTTTGTATGACCATTAAACTTTATAAAATCTCCAGCTTTAATTGTTCCTGTTATGTTCTGTATATCAACAGTAGTAGCCCCAGCACTTGCACTTGCGTTTGTGCTTATAATACCAGATACATCTCCTTTTGCATTACTAAGGTCAGGCAAAGTAATTTGGAATGTTTCTTTTCGTGATCTTTGTTGCATTATAAAAGCAATAACAGGAGAAAAATTAGTTCTTCTCATTGGTGGATATGATGCTGAAAATTTAAACCTTTGACCATCTATTTGTGTAGCAAAAACCTTACCACTATCTGTTGTTGTAATTTTAGTGGCTTGTGTACTGTTAAAGCCTAATGAAGAAAAAACGGGAGATGTAGGATATGTTCCACTCATAATTAATACCTTTTATTCTTTATTATTTTCATTTAATGTTTCGTTATATTCTTCATAAGTTGTTCTTATTTTTTTCTCTGTTCCTTTTAACATAACAATACTAAAAGTTCCATCAGGAACTGTATTAGTTTTTAAATCGTTTTTTGTAGCATCTATTTGGCTTTCATCTACTACCTTTTGTGCAATAAAATCAGCAGTAACCCAATGAGTTATTAAAAATTTTTTCATTTAATATTTAAACTAATGCTTCTTTACCTTGATCGTTTAATGCTCCATTGATTACATTTACAATAGTTGATCTGTTATCTAATAGTAATTCCTCAACTCCTTTTACATCTACTGCATTAATTGTAAAATTAACATTTGTTGTTCCTGTATCTGTACCTCTAGCAGATTGTTCTATTTGGCCTGTTGAGTTTGGTACAAACATTTCTGGCCCATTTTCTCCAACCATAATTGGTTGTCCTTTTGATACAGCACCACCTGATTGAAAGCCTTTAATTTTATTTACCATACTCATACCTGTTCCAATTACTGCACCAGCAACAGCAAGATTTAAAGGGAAAGGAACAGAAGCAAGTGCTTTAAGACCAGCTTTATAAGTTGAAATTAAACCCTCTTTAATAGCTTGAAGTTTAAACATAGCTGTTGCTTTTTTTAATGCAAAAGTAACTGCCGAACCAATTAAAGCTTCAACTATTGATCTAGTAATAGCAATTCTTAATGTTTCAAAATTTGATTTACCTGTCATAATAAAATCTGCCATTGTACTTTCTAATGATTTTAAAGATTTTTTACCAGCTTCTTCAAATCTATCAAAAACAGAAACATCAAGTGTACTTTCTAATCCTTTTTTAATACCATCAAAAGCATCTTCTCGAACACTTGCTAAAGATTCCTTTATTTTTCTAGACATTCTTTCCAATGTTGTTTCTGCTTCTTTTATGGCTGGTAATGTATTTATAACTATCCCCTCCATTTTAGAAAAATCAGTTACAGCTATTTTTATTTTATTTCCAAGCATATCTA